ACGTTCGGGTCGTATCGGCTCCTCGGTCAACAAGGACACGACTTATCTGGTCGCCAAGGACCCCAGCGGCAATTCGAGCAAGTTGGTCAAGGCGCGCCAGCTGATCGGCGAAGACAATGTGATTTCGATCATGAAGGCCAAGGAGTTGTGGGGCTGATGGACGGAAAAAGCGCAAAGTGGTTTTTTATCGCAATGGCTATCCCGCTGGTCGCGGTCAGTATCGGTCAAGCCATCGATAACTATTCCAAGAACAACGCAAAGCGTGATATCATCGTTGCCTGCTATCAAGCTGGTAACGGCGGCTGTGACGAGCTTTGGAAGAGGGAGATCAAGTAATGAGCAGTAACCCTTTCAACCCCATCGCGGGCATCGGTCTAACCCCGATGTTCCGTGATCCAGGGGAAAAGCGTTTTTCCTCGCAAGAATGCCTCCAGGCGCTGATCGACAAGATCCGCAACGAGCCTGAGATCGTCCAGAATCAATTCAACATTGTGAGCAAGGAACAATCGGGGGAGATGCACTCCACCTACTGGCCTGCTCTGCTGGATCCGACCAACTGGACCCGAGTGAGCACCCATCGTCCCACACATGATGCCGAGGGCGAATCACTGGGCGGAACCAACCGAGAGGTCCGAGTCTACGAAAATGACTTTTGGATGGACAACCGAAAGCATATGGTTGGAACCGTGACAACTGAGTTCGGGGAAATCATCGATATTCAGGTCGCTGCCCGATGGTAGAACATTGGACATTATTCTGGATTATTGTCACCTTATTGGTGATTGCCCAGCTGGTCTTTATCTTACAAGCCTTGCGGGATGATGAGCCCCATATGGGTTACATCTTCAATATTGTCCTGATTGCTGTTGGTGTGATTGCAAGGCTTCTATCGTAGTCTGGCTTATTGATCCGATAGATCCAACCAGCTAAGTAGGTGTATGAAAATTACACCTAGAATTGGATTTTGCTGTAAGTTTGAGACGGAAGACAAAGTCTTAAAAGCATCAATGAATCAGTCATCAACAACGCTCAAGGCGTTGAGGGCTTTGACTCGTGAGGATGCTTATACCAAGCTCTATGGGCTGGTAGAGCATAATATTCAAACACTACATCGACAGCTCAAATGGATCGCAGCCCAACCAGAGGCACTGCGACTCTTCCGCATTGGTAGCGATTTCCTTCCCGCTTACACAGCTCAAGGCTTTGATTGGGTGTATGCCGATGCTGACATGCAGAAGCTAATCCAGACGTCTCTGGCCCCTGTGCGGCCCTTCTGTGAAGAGAATGGGATACGACTCTGCACTCATCCCGGTCAGTTCACTTTACTTTGTAGTCAAAAGACAGAAGTCGTGGACAATTCAATCGAGGATTTGAACTATCACGTCTATCTTGCCCAATCAATGGGATATGGTGATAGCTGGCATAGTGGCGGCTTTGCGATCAACATTCATGCCAACAACAATCTCGATCCTGGCCTAGAGCGTCTAAAGGATATCTTCAACAATCGATTAAGCCCAACCCTTCGAAATCTCCTGACCATTGAAAATGATGAGTTCGGTTGTTCGGTTGATGAGATTATTTCGGCCAAGCTCTATGATCATATTGCTTTGGTTCTAGATATCCATCACCACTGGGTCGAGAGTCGAGGTCAGTATATCCAACCCAGTGATCCACGTATTCAGTATTTCCAAGATAGCTGGCGCGGAGTTCGTCCTCTTGGGCACTTCTCTACAAGCTCAGAGGAATTGCTCAAAGGATCTTGCTCTTTGGCTCAGCCCAATTATACTTTACTGGAAGGTTCTGGGCACAAGCCCAGCAAGTTGCGGGCACACTCATATGGATGCTGGAATCAGGGATCTAATGATTGGGCACTTAGTCACCTGTCATGGACTGATCTTGAAGTTGAGGCTAAAGGTAAACAAGTTGCTTCACGTCAGCTTTGGGAGAGAGGAACAGCTATTGGACTCTTTTGACGCATATGAAATGCACCGTGATCGGATGCAAACCCATGCCAGGCGTTCTCTTTTTCACATGGTTTGGATACTATTTGCTATAACGGTCATCTTTTTCCTGGTGCCCAAGCAGGATTACTGGTGGTTTACCTTTCTACCATTCGCCATTGTTATTATTGGTCTAATGCTTTCGCATGGTAATCCGCTACGTTGGTGGAGTCCCTTCCTTGGTATAGAAGTCAAAGTCAATCTGGGTCGGATCTCCCAGGAAGAGGCAATCCATGGATTTGACTCGATGAGACCAAAGATTGAGAGTTGGCTCAAAGAAACGACTCCCAAATATCAATATGTGATGATCAACCCCTACCGTTATAGATTTCTCAGGAAAAAACATGCCGTCATGTTCAAACTTGCCTGGGGATAATTCCCTTGATAGTGTGGTGATCACACTGAGAAGTGTAACGATCTTCTGGACTGATCTTGGGCTTCCCAAGTTGTTGGACTCTTATCAAAAGGACAAGTTGGCCCTCTGGTGGGATGATGAGGTGGAACCTTGGCTGACCGTTGCCATCAAGAATCACTACAATCCGCATGAAACTGGGGTGTGGTTCTCAGATCCACATGACGCTGCGCTATTCCTGACTCGGTTTAGCGGAACATCAATCGTATGAGTGGGTTTTTACACCATGGGCTGGATGTATCCAGCCGTTCTTTTTGGCTTCTAAGTTTCGTTGGAACGCCTTCGGAAGTTGAAGACCTTGCCAGGTATTGCAGGACAATACCCGATGTTGTTGAAACCTATCGATCTTCCATCAAGCTTCGAACACGGGGGATGGAACAGTCAATACAGGTTGAAACACGAAATCCCAGCTCTGCCTCGATTCTAAAGCTTGCGTATCACAGGTAAATAGGGGATATCCACAGGAGGATTCCCCATGAACAAACTGATCTTTGAGACGCTTTTGGCAGAAGCCTCATTTAGAGTTGCTGAAAAGACCATCACTGGTATCAGCATCAACGAAGCCATTCAAGAAGTTTCAGCCGAAATGGAGTTGGACGCTCTGGAAACTTCTGAACTATCCACTAGAATGAAGAAGGCGCCTAGGCCTAAATCCAAGCCGTTGCCGGTAGTTGAGGATGAACTCGAGGTCGAGGAACTGGAAGACAACGAAGGCTCAGATTCCAATTGTCTGGTTTTTGACAATCCAGAAGATCTGGATACCGCGATTGGTGTATTGATGTACAAAGGTATCGCTTGGACCGACAAGAGTGATTGCAAGGTTTGTTTCGAATCTGCCGATGATGTGAAGAAAGCCAAAGAAGCTCTAAATCGTCGATGGGACTTTATCAACCAAGAGCCTAGAATCGTAGCCACATTGAACTTTGATAATCTTGCTGACTATTCCAAGATCCTAGAGTTCATGGCCAGTAAGAAGATGAGTGTGGTTTTGAGTCAAGCTGAACTTGAGCAGGATCTAGATCTACAATTCGAGGAATCCATACAAAAGCACAAGGCGGATAAGAAAGAAGCCAAGGAAATGGGCCTACCCGCCCCTGAGGCTCCCGCTGAACTCTCGAGCTTTAGAGCGCTACGCAAGGACACTCTAATAGACGTTGGATCCTTGGATGCAGTCTCTGACTCTTCAGCAAGATCTCTTCATGTTGTAAAGCGTTGGAAATGAGTTGGTCAGCTACTCCTACATACCTAAAGAAGGCCGGTGAAATCGCAAACTTTGCGAGGAAAATCGGCGGCTATGATGAGCTGATACGACTTGAAAGGGAGCGGAGAGAAATCCAAAGCCAAGGCGGAAAGCCAATGGTGGTTCAAGACCCTCAGGGCATTTATCGAGTTATCGCTAAACCAGAATAATGACAGGCTAGCATAAGGTTGTTCATAGTGAGCGAATAACGTTCATTATGGAGAACAATATGAGCAAGAATGTCCTAACCCCCGAAGATACCAAGAAGCTCAAGAGAGTCATTGATGAAGGCCTGAAGATCACTCAGGAAATTGATGACCTCAAGGGTGGCTTCAAGGATGTTGTCAAGGCGGTTGCTGATGAACTTCAGCTGAAGCCTGCTTCAATTAACAAGGCAATCAAGGCCGCTTACAAGGCTTCTCTGGAAGCTGACAAGGACGCCATGAACGAAGTCGAGGAAATCCTCGCCGCAGTTGGCCGCGCCTAACATCATAGGGGAGGGCAGAGCCCTCCCCTACTCGTGAGTAGATTATGAAAATCCTACAAGACGTTGTCAACCATTGGAAGAACGATTGGGTCAACAATCGTAGGATGTTTTGGTTTGAATCGCTGGGCACACTGCTCAGTATTCTCGCCACTGCCATAATGAGTTTTAGTGCTGCGATGCCACCAATGCTACTCTGCTATTCTTTATGGTTTATGGGTAGCTCTATGATCATGATTGGTGCGTATATGCGCCAAGCGTCATGGATGTTTGTTCTCATGGCCTTCAACACCATCCTGAATATTGTGGGATTGAGTGTCTTGATGTTATTCTAATAGCTTAACCAGTAATTAAGGAGAATCCATGTCCTACGTCGATGCCATCTTGGACAAAGAAAAGGACGAGATTCTCATCGTAGAGCGCGTAAACGGTCAGAGAATTTTCAAGTCTATTCCTGCCAATTATGTCTTCTACTATGAAGATCCTCGAGGTGGCCGCTACAAGGATATGTGGGGCCGACCTGTTTCCAAGAGTAGTTTTACTTCTAACAAGGCTTTTCAGCGCGAGCTGAAGATGCAAGGTGGTCGAAAGATCTACGAAAGCGATATCAATCCAATCTTCCGCTGTTTGGAAGAAAACTATCTGGGTGTTGAATCCCCAGTTCTAAATATTGGATTTTTCGATATTGAGGTGGACTTTGATCCTCAGCGTGGCTTTGCGAGTCCATGGGATCCGTTCAGTGCCATCACGGCTATCTCAGTCCACCGCACCAGTGACGATATACTCTACACGGTATGTTTGAAGCCCAACCTTCCAGTAGTTGACAAAGATCACCTGACTTGGGAGGCTGCTGATGAAATCTGTAAGAGCCTACCCAATACAGTTCTGTGTAATGACGAGGTGGAACTTCTAACAATGTTCCTAGACTTGATCGAGGATTGTGATGTCCTCTCAGGTTGGAACAGCAAGGGTTTCGATATTCCCTACGTGGTGAATCGCATCGAGCGACTCATGGGCAAGGATTACACCAAGAAAATGTGCTTGTGGAATCAACGCCCCAAGCGCAAAAAGTATATCCAGTTCAAGAAAGAACAAGAGACATACGAGCTCGTGGGTCGTATCCACTTGGACTATTTGGAACTTTACAAGAAGCATAATCCACAGGAACTTCACAGCTATCGACTTGACTATGTGGGTGAGATTGAAACTGGTGAAAACAAGGTTGCCTATAGTGGAACCTTGGATAATCTCTACAAGCGCGACTTCCTGAAGTTTCTTGAATACAACCGCCAGGATACTGCGCTTCTCCAGAAGATTGACCAAAAGAAGCGATTCATTGAACTAGCTAACCAGATTGCTCACACCAACACCGTATTGCTACCAACTACCATGGGCTCGGTGGCGCTGATTGAGCAGTCAATCATCAATGAAGCTCATGCTCGTGGACTTTGTGTCCCCAATCGCAAGCGGCCCAGCTTTGAAGTCAACATGGATGAAGACGATGATGATTGGGATGAAGAGGATGATGGTCCTCGTCCATTCCGTGGTTCATCGGAAAAGCGACCAGTGGTTGGTGCCTATGTGGCTAAGCCAAAGATTGGTATCCACAGTGAAATCGCATGTTGCGACATCAACTCCCTGTATCCAAGTGCCTTGCGGGCTCTAAATATGGGGCCAGAAACGCTGGTTGGTCAGATTCGTTTGGACCGAACTAATGCGTTGATTGATTCACGACTTGCTCAGGGCATCCCCGGCCCAGAGTGTTGGGAGGGCCTCTTCTCCACTCTGGAATATGATTTAGTTGCTTCCAAGTCTCAAGAAAAGATGGTCGTTGACTTTGAAGAAGGCAACTCAATCGAGGTTACTGGTGACCAGCTCTACGAATACATCTTCCTACAGGGTAACCCATATTGCATCACAGCAAATGGAACAATCTTCCGAACTGACGTAGAAGCCATTATTCCGGGCCTGCTTGGAAAGTGGTATAGTCAGCGTAAGGAAATGCAGTTCAAGGAAACGGTATTCTCCGAAGCTTCGGCTCAGGGCAAGGGGTTCAAGGTAAACTGGAGCAAGTTCTCGGAAGGACAAGTCTCGGGTCGAAACTCAGCCGAATTTGCAGACCTACCAGACTATATTCGATCCGGTGATCTGACTGCTATCAACTTCCTAGTAGCTGACAAGGCCATTCGCATCGAAGGTGATCTGATATTCATCGAATCTGCGTTCATCAAGGAAGCCAAGGTCCATGAGGTATTTTGGAATCAGAGACAGCAGGCGCGTAAGATCCTTCTGAACTCACTCTATGGTGCTCTGCTGAACGAGGGTTGTAGGTTCTATGATGCTCGAATTGGTCAGTCGGTTACTCTGAGTGGTCGTTCGATTACCAAGCACATGAGCAGCAAGACCAATGAAATCATCACTGGCGTCTATGACGTTCGCGGTGATGCGATCCTCTACAATGATACTGACTCGGTGTATTTCACCGCAGTTGACATGTTGAAGGCTGACCCAGAGATGAAAACTCTCCTCGATAGTCGAGATAGCATGGTTGAGCTCTATGATGGTATTGGTGCCGCGGTAAACGAAAGTTTCCCTCCCTTTATGGACATGGCATTCAACACCGGTCTTGAACGAGGGGCAATCATCAAGGCTGGTCGAGAACTAATTGCAAGTCGCGGTCTCTTCATTACCAAGAAGCGTTATGCTTTGCTGGTATATGACAAGGATAACGTGCGTCTGGATGTCAACGGAAAGCCTGGTAAGATCAAGG